ACTTCCACCTACGTCTTGCTTGTCTTATTCTAGAGTTAGGATCATTTCTTGTTTTAGCCGATGAATTTTTTAATTGCCCTGCTGATCTTGCACAATATGACTTACGTCTATTTGCAGATTTAGATCCAGGTTTAACTTTACCCGTTACTGCTGTTTTTAATTTTGATCCAGGGTTGGCTGCTCTATAAGCTTTTACACCTTTAGATGTCATGCCTGCACCAGATTTTGTAGGTCTATAATTTGCTCCAGGTCCTTTAGTGGTTTTTCTAATAGCCATTATATTAAACCTCCCATACTTACTTTTTTTCTTTTTGCAAATGTTGCAACATTCGTCGGTTTGCCACCAGGATTGCCAGCAGCTCTTTTACGTGTAACTGCTGAACGTTTTTGTCCAGTTGACATTTTTCTTGCTTTGGCAATTGGTACGCATTTTGGGTACGCACGTTTACTTCCTTTAGCTGATTTTCTTCCACACGGTTGATATTTTCCATCTTTCTTTGGTGCTCCAATGTCTACCCATTTTTGATCTACCCATTTTTTTAAATCGCCCATTATGCAATCTTTGTTTTCTTTCTTCTGTTGGACATTACTTTGCCACAACCTCTAGCTATAAATCCTCCGTCTTTAGCTTTTACTTTTCCTTTACAAACTTTAGATGCATACATGTTTGCATACGCCGAAGGATACACATCGAATTTTCTCTTTGCTGCTGCTTTTCCTTTTGGACAAAGTTTAGCCATTATTTTTTTATAACTTTTTTTAATACTTTAGCTTGACCTGCATGTAACTTAGAGGCTTTTTTTAAACCTTTGATTACTTTTTTTATTTTTTTTACTTTAGGTTTATTCATTATTTAGCTTTGCCACCTTTTTTAGCAACCATTCTTTTTGGATTGTATCCAAATTTTTTTGCTAACTCAGGTTTCTTTTTAGCTAATTTAGCTAGACCTGCATTCTTACTTTTACTAATAGGTTTTCCAGCCATTATGCTCTACCGAATCCTCTCTTAGCCATGCCACATCCTCTTTTCTTTTTGACCTTGCCACCTTTTTTGTAGCCGTCTTTTATTTCACTCATGACTCTTCTTTTCTCAGCCATATCATTTGAGTTAGGATTTTTTCTAGCGTCAAGTCTTCCTACTTCTTCTAAAAGATTTTCTCTTCCTGTATTTTTCATATTATTTACTAGCTCCTCTAGACTCATCTCTTCTAGATTTATAACTTTGTGTTTTTGTAGATTCTTTTCCTCTTCTTTCTCCTAAAGATTCATCAAGTCTATCATTAGCACCTTGTTTTTTTACACCTGAATTTCCATATGGAAATCTTACGTTTGATCTTATTCCGTTTTGTCTCATTTTGTTCCTCCTTTTCTAAATATTTGTGTACCCTTTATACCATAAATACTCGCCACGACAAGGATCCACAAATTTGTAAACCATGACGGTAGTGCTGCAAAATGTTCAAAGAAAATATTTACTTTGTCCATCGCTGTCGGATCATCTGATACGACTGCCCAGGCCAGGATTGCGATTGGCGCTGAGAGAATTATCAAAACTGCCTCGTCCTTCCAATCTGATTGTCTAGCCTCTAACAATTTTCCCTGGTAAGCTTCCTTACCTTCGGCCATACGTGATGCATGCATAAGCTGTGCATCTGACATAGCTATTTTCGTTTTCTGCTTGTTAGCGTAAATTTTACTTCCAGCAGAAACGGCTAATTTAATTGCCGATAACCACATAGGTTAGTACCAAGTAGCTTTAACAGGTTTTTTGTCGGCTCTCATTCTTCTAGTTCCTTTAACATCAACTGTTTGTGATGTAGTAGGATCAGTAGCTTCGATAACAACACCGCCTGTTTTGTAACCATCTTTACCAACACCTAATTCTGTAACAGCTTTAGGATCTTTTGCTTTTTTGATCATAATGTTTCTCCTTAATAATATTATAATTAATTTTTCTTAAAATTTCTACCAAAATCGTGTTTTTTACTATCGGTAGACATAACTTGTTTAGTTAGCGAAGTAGCTGCTCTTAATTCAGCCAGATCTTCGTTTTGCTCAAGCTTGTTTTCTTGATTTTGTTGGTTCATCATCGCTCTCATCTTATCAAGGTTGAGTCTTTCCTGACCTTCTTCTTCTTTTCTAGCATTATCTGCTGCTCTAAGGTCTAATTCTCTTGCTCTTAGTTGAGCAATAGGGTCATTTGAGAAATCACCTAGGATTTCTTTTTGTTCTTTTAAATATTCTTCCATCATTTCTGCAATTAAGACAGCTTTTCTAGATTCTATCTTTAAACTCATCTGTTGCATCATTTGTTTTGTCTGTGGATTCTGCATCATCTGTGGATTTTGTGCCATTTGTTGCATTTCCACTATTTCTTTTTGGAATTCCATTTCAATTTGCTCCAAAGCCATTAAAGAAATGTGTTCAAAAATATTTTTTTCTAACATCGCTTGAATTTGTGGATTATTCCTAGCCATATTAGTTCCCATAAATGCTAAGTGTGCTGTCATGTGAGCTCTATGGTCTTGTCCAGGGAAGGCTTGAAACTTTTGTCCTGTGATTGCATCAATATGTTCAACCGCAGGATCTTTTGGAACTGGTTTGACAGGTGGTTTTAAAATTAAGTCAATATTTTTTACACCAATCGCTTCATACATAGATCTGTACGCTTCATATAGATTATGCATTTGAGGATTTGATTGTGCTAATTGTAATTCTGTCTGTGCCATAGATATTCTCTGTGTTTGAGAAAATATATTTGGATCTGCTACTGGTACTACATCTATCTTATCATCAAAGTCAGCTACTTTAATTTGTCTTTGACCACCAACAACATCGTATGGATACTCTTGAGGTAGGTATGTTTTAAAAACTTTAGTTAAAAGTTTAAACTCATTCTTTAGACTAGCATACAATCTTTTATGAATTGCAGACATAGTTCTACTTCCTCTTTCCAACAGCGCTACTGTCGTCCCAACGGCCGCTTGTTGATTCCCATCTCCTATATTTAAGTCAGCTATCGAGGCAAATCTTTGCCCGGCTGATACAACGACACCCATAAGTTGAAGTAAAGTTTGAGACGGTTCTTTAAATGGAAGCATCATAAATGCATCTTTGATACTGCCACCAGGCGCATCTACATCTCTGAATTCTCCAGGTTGAATTGCTTGTACATCGTTCTGTACTCTTATTCCTCTTTGCTTAAACCCAGCAGGTAAGTTTGCTAAAGTTCCTGCATCTAATAATTGTCTTAGTGCTGCAGTTGCAGTTCTACTTAATCCACCGATCATATGGATCAAACCGAAACCATAGAATCCTAGCCCAGGTAAAAATTTAAAGTGAACGAAGTATTGGATTTTCTTTTTTAATGGATCGCCGACAGCGAAGTTTCTTCTGATAGATAAAATCTTTGTAGAATACTCATCGACCGTTACAATATAAGGAAGTTTTATTCCAGTCATTTCCCCTTCGGGTCCTCGATCCTCAAAGCCTTCTAGGTCAAGGTTAACATGACATTCAAGTAATGTAAATACTTCAGGGTCTCTTCCTCTAGTCAGTCCTTCTAACTCATGTTCTTTTTTACTTAAGTCAGACTCAGGATCATAACCCGGTTTGATTTCTATATCTCTATAGAATCCTGCTACTTGTTGTTTACGTAAATCATTCTCACCCATTTTAACTAAGTGTACAATTGCTTCTGCATCTTCTAATGAAGTCGCTGCATAAGGAACTACTAAATCTTCAGCAGGTACAAACTTTGATACTGCTCTACCTAATAAATCATCATAGTAAACTTTTTTAAATGATGATCCTGCTAGTGGTAAATAAAATAACATCTGATCAAACTCTGGCTCATACTCTTCCATGACATCCATAATTTGATAATTCATAAAATCTTTTACTCTTTGTGATTGCTCTTCTTTTTCTTTAGAGGGAACACCTATAACTTGAGTTCTTACTGGTCCGTTAGCCGGGAGTAATTCTTTGTAAGCCAATGCTTGAAATTGAGTAACCGCTTCTGCAAGAACTGGGTGAGTAGCCCCACTTGCTCCTTGAAAGGGTTCTGTTCTTTGATCATATTTAAATCCTAATAGATCTAAACCTTGAGTATAGGTTCTTTCCCAATCTGCACGAGATTGTTTGTAGTCTCGATAATTTTGAGTTAACTCTGAGCCAAGAGGTTCTAAGACTTCCTCTGGTAATAACTCTGCTAAATTATCATAATGGTTTTCTGATTGTGCTTGGTTAAAAGCCCCTGGCTCAAAGTTAATTTCTACTCCACCGTCTTCGGTTGGATTAATTTCTGTTTGTCCCTGATCCGGGAGACTTTCTTGAATTTCTACAGTTTCTGATTCTGATACTTCTGGTCCATCAATTTCAATACTTTTTCTGACTTCGTTCGGAAGCGCTTTATCTATGGTAGCCATATATTACTCTCATTTATTTTTTAGCAGGTTTGACAAGTATAGTCTTATTTGGCTTAATATTCAAGCCTTGTGAATCAGGTCCTTTAACAGGTGGTATCTGATCCCATTTAACATTGGGCATGTTCTTAGTTAATGTAGGGTTTTTATATTTATCGGGGTGTTTAAATTCGTGAGCCATTAATAGTAATTCCTTTTTCTAATTGGTACAGGTTCATCTCTATAGTCTTCTGGATGAGAAATCAACCCACCTTGTCTAAATCTTAAGACAGCTTGTGTTGTACTATCTACAAGGTCATCATGATCGCCATGAGGAAACGCAGCACATTCTTCTATTACCTCTTGTGCAAACTCCTTGGCACACGGAGCATAAATCGTACCAGACTCAAACAGAGGGGCGACCGCATTTACACGACTGTGTTTGTCATTGCCTTTAGAGGGAGTAAAGTTGACTACTGGTATTCCCATCTGTCTGAGTTCATACGTTAGAGGAAGACCCGAAGCCTTCGCTTCCACCAACACTGTTTCAGGTTGCCAGTAATCATATTGTTCCTTGGCCCTACGTCTTAGTTCAGGGAACTCTAATCGTTCTTTAATGGCATCCAATAAAATTAAACTTTGAGGACTATCTTCAGTTTCTCTAAAAATTCCCCAAGTAGTAATAGCAGAATAATCGGCAGTTTCTTTTTTCATAAACGCTGTGTCATAACTTTGAATAACATGTTCTAAATTTGGAATATGATCCTTGTCCCAATCTTTCCACCATTCTCTTTTAATAATAGCACCTTCCTCAGAAGTAGGTTGCTGCATATATTGAGCATTCCATTTTGATAAACCTGCTGCAGATTTAGTTGCAAGTAAATCTTCTAACTTCCAATACTCTGGCCAAACAGGTTCTCCACTTGGCATGATTGCAGGAAACTCTACTACTTCCCATTGGTCAGCATTTTCTCCAGAAGATGACTTTAAAACTTGTGCTGTTAAATCTTTCGTAGACCATCTCGTCATTACGATTACAATTTTTCCACCAGGTTGAAGCCTTTGCCGTGGTCCACTGGTATACCATTCATAAGTCCTTTCGAATGCTGTTGGACTATAGGCATCTTGCTCAGAATGTGGATCGTCAATAATTAATAAATCAGCACCCCTTCCGGTTACTGCACCCTGGACACCGACAGCGAAGTATTCACCACCTTGGGAAGTTTCCCAACGACCTGCAGCTTTAGAATCTTCTTGGAGTCTTGTATTAAATAAATCTTTATATTCTTGACTATCCATCAAGTGTTTTGTTTTACGACCAAATCTTACAGCTAGTTCTGCTGTGTGAGTTGCTTGAATTATTTTTAATTTTGGATTGTTACCAATCATCCAAGCAGGTAAAAAGTAGGAAGCAAATTCAGATTTGGTATGACGGGGTGGCATGTTAATAATTAATCTGTTTGCAGTTCCAGCAAGTAATTTATTAAATTTTTCAGAAATGGTTTGGTGATGGGACCCCTCGATAAAATCAGGCCAAATATGTTTTACAAAAGTTAGAAAATCGTGTTTGATTTTAGTATCTTTTTTCTTTTTAATTGAATTTATAATATCAATTTTTAATTGCCTTCTTACTTTCGGATCTGTAATTTTATTTATTTTTTCTATATCAAGCATAATTTTTAATTATGGTACCAAAAAGTTTTATACACGATCTTATGTCTAAAACCAACTATAAAGGGTATACGTTAGGATCCCTATCCGTTAAGGGGTGATTGACTTTATGTTAATGTTCAAAATCCCAAATCGTTTAGGGTCCCCTTTGGGTGGGACCCGCCCACATGCACCTAAAACGGTGCGACAATTTGTCGCACCACTAGATCTAGTATGGTGCGCTATATTCGCGCACCATGTACAGTGTATGCAATTACTGCATACACGTGGAGGTTTTCTTAATCTTTCTTTCTATCCTTTCTTCCATGCTGTTTAATTGGTGGACCATGAATTTACGTCGAGTGCTTTTATCTTTAAGACCTCGGTTCGTGATTACTATTTTCAAACCCAAATGGTTTTTAAATAGCTGTCGAAGAGCGGCATCACTTGGGTCTTGGTTAAAGTAAGCCTTACCCCAAACAAAATCTAAAAACCTAGTTCTGAAAATAATTTCCTCGACAGTTTTTTCTGTGATTTCATTTACTCCGATTGCCATCATTAACCAACCCAGAGTGTCCGCTTGTTTTCTTTCATCATCTTTGAAAGTCTCTTGGTTGTACTTGTTCATCGCGTTGTAGTGTACTTCTAACATGTCATTCCTCCATTGTTGTTGTTTATTTTTGACATTCACCTTTATCGCACGGATGCATTTTTTATTATAGATACTTTATTGTCGCACCCTCAAATTAAATTAAGGCCCTGTTTCCAGGGCCTTAACCAACAACAACTCTGTTTACTTTAGCTTATTGCGCTCAAAGCTTTCAGTCAATTTTCTCTGTCTATTCTGGAACTCGATTGCTTCCTCGGTTCCCTTCCATCCCAGGTACGCTAAGACTCCAATGATAGTGAGACCCAGGACGTAACCGATGGCAACTAAGAACACAATATCGCCGGGCATTATAACCACTCCTTCCGCGCCGCAGATTTGATTAAAATCGCCGGTCCCATGATCACGTCGCTTGGACCAAAGAACTTAGTCCAAATCATCGTCGCGCTTGGATTAGGCTGTAGGCCAAGCAGCTTGCCTTCTTCGTTAACTATCATGTAGTCACCGTTAGGAAAGTTAATTCCTTCTACGTAACCGCCCACGAAATCCTGCGCTTCTTTTAAGCTAGGCTCGTTTTTTTTGTCTTCTATTACTTTGTACATATTTCTCCTTTTGTTGTTTTCTTACATGTAGCATCTAGATCTAAAATTAGAACATGACACAGTGTCGCATCCCCACAACTACAAGTTGTGGGGAGGTCCAGACCCTCTAAGATCTGGAGTGTTCGGCTCTCTTCAATATTTTCTCAAGTCTTAAACAAACCTCAAACATATCGTTTGAG